AGATCACAAATTTTACGCAAAAAAAAGCCGCTATGCTGTCGGGTGCGGACTTCCGCTTCTGATATAAGGTTACGAGCCTTGGGATAAATCCTACCCTTGAAATAGGAGCTTGTCAAGGGTAGGTAAAATTACGCGGATAAGATCTTATCTGCTGCGATTTTGGCTAAAAAACTGCTACGGTTTTTATATTCACGATGTGTTGAAACAAAATCATCAATGCGCTTAATTAAATAAGCAGGCATTGTGATGTTGATTTTCTCAGATTTACCCAATAAATGGGTAATATCCACATCCACCACACCAAAGAACATGCCATAATCTGTAAAATCAGGGTTGTTACGGTGATTTTCCATTGATGTTGGCAATGGCACTTCTTCGCCCATTTCAACCAATAATTCCAAATGCCCAGCAATGGCTTCTTTCGCATTGGTGTAAGCTTCTTCAAGCGTATCACCGGCAGAAAAACAGCCAGGAATATCTGGCACAATCACACCAAATGCGTGAGTTTCGTCGCCCGGCTCAATTGCGATTGGATATAACATAATCTTTCCTCTTTGCTTTAATAGCAGGGCTATTTTAGCCCCGCTTGTTTTAATATTGAATTTTCCGTCCCTTTCTTTAAATCCTTTTTAGGGTGTGGAACGGTCACAACCCCTTTCTTTGTTGGATGAGTGAAGTGGTGGTGACTTCCTGTGGCGTGATGGAAAACCCAACCATCTGCTTCAATCATCTTAATTATTTTCCGGCTATCCACATTGATTTGCTCCTATATCGCTTATTAATATGGTTATTATACCTATAAATTAATTAATGTCAATTATTTTTGTGGTTATTATGGGTATTAATAATAAAAATGCGGTCAAAATCGACCGCACTTTCCGACTGACATTAACGTCGGCATAGGTGAACTTTTTATTCTTCACCCGATGTAATGATACTTAATTTTCAGCATTGAAAATGCACCTTGTAAAAACCCAATGCCACGATTACGCAGGCGATACATTTTAGCCGGGGAAATTGCCAATGCACGTGTGATATCCTTTTCGCCCAACTGCTGCACATACAGCGCCATCGTAACCTGATATGCCGCTAAATCTACCTGATGCAATGCCATTATTGCGCCCTCAATTTTTAAACATTCATCATCACTCAAGTGCTTTAACCATGCCTTGCGCGGGGATGACGGTAAAACAGGAATGCTTGGCGTTATGCTTGGATATTCCGTGCCAATACGGTCTCTCCCCCAGCAATTCCCCCAGCGAACTAAAATCTTTTCGACGCTATACTGCATTAATTGGCTCCTTCTAACTCTTTAATTTTCGCTTTGTAGTATTTGATGATTTCTTTGCAATCTTCGACCGTGTACTTTTTCGCCTCGTGGTCTTGTCGCTCTAACCAAGCCACCTTGTCTGCACCAATTTTATTGACGAGATTAATCCGGTACTCAATGATATTTCCGCTCTTATGGTCATTACAGGGTGCGCATTGCTTATGTACGTTCAATTCGCAAAATCTTAATTCCGGGCAGGCACCTACACTGCGATAATGCCCGGCATGGTATTGCCCTTGATGATACCGACCGCAACTGATACAAGGTTGGTCTTTATCCCGTAACCGGATAAATTTATTAAATACCGTCTGAGCCTCTTTTAGCCATTCTGAGCGGTTTTTCAGCCTTGCCTTGCGTTCATTCAGTTTTTTCTTTTCCGCCTTGTCTCGCTCTTTCTGTGCGTTTTGACGGGTTAAATCAAGTGCGCATTTAGGTGAGCAAACTTTTTGGAGAGAGTTTTTGGGGATAAACTCAATACCGCATGACTTGCATTTTTTAGGCTTGAGGGTTTTAGTTTTTGGATTACTCATCTCAAAATCACCGTTAACCCCAATCCAACACCTAACGCAATCCACATTAAGCCACCTAATACACAACCGGTGAGGCAGTAAATAAAAATCTTACTTGTGTGTTTTCCGTGGAGAAAAAATAACGCCCAGAACAACACAAAAACGGGCGTAAGTGATAGTGCTGCCAATACCGCAAAATAATTAGTCCAAATCATCCGTAAAATCCCCATCTGTCGTTAAATTTAACCCCGTTTTGTACGCCCCAACTGGTTACGTACTCTATAAGGCTTGCCATTCGTGATACGCTCATTTTTGCCGAGCTCTCACGGATATTCACAAATTCGCCCTCAAGCCCAGGCACCACGTCGGCTTTTTGATTCGTTGCGATTGCGTGACCCGAGATAAACAAGACTTTCCATTGTTCCATTGAGAGTTTGCGTCCCATAAATTCGGCTTGGTTCGCTACGTCTTGGCACATGGCGTGAAATTTCGCATTTTGCTCAAGGTTACGTGTCATTGGTTGGATTTTGATAACCAACGGCTTTTTATCGTCCGTTGGTAATTCCCTAATTAAATCCAAGCAATTATTTTTAATGCGCTGATCGCGTAAAAAGAAAGGTTTGTATTGGTTCATAACATCATCCCCAACGGTGGTAATCCTGATTCTTTTTTCTCGTGTTGGATAACATCGCAAAGTTCATCGCAAAATTTCTCAAAATCTTTTCTAGGCCAACGCTCCAAATCAAATACCAAGCGACTAAACTGAATTTGAGTTCTCACTTGCTCTTTTAATTGAGCTTGCGACATCAACTCTAATTTCATTGGATCAACTTTTTCTTTTGGCGCCTCAGGTGGCGACACCGTGTCCCATTTATCAGGATTAATTACCCATTCGTCCGAATTGATAATTTGTTTTGTGTTGCAGTCATATAATTCACGGTATGTTGTGTTACCCGTTTTGGCTTTATCAATCACCAGAAAAAGCACTGAAATAGGTGTATCTTCAAAAGCATTTTGAATGAGGTTTAATTCCACAAGTTGATTTCCGATTAACTCGCGCAGTTTCTTTTCTGTGTTCCGGTAGGCAATACCGGGGAACATAATAAAAAATCCGTAACGCTTACTGTGGTTTAACCCTTTGAGCATAAAAATATCGTCAACCACACCTGATTTTTTCCATGGAAATTCAGCTCGAATCGCATATTGTTCAGCTTCGCTCAAGTCTTTAAATTTCATCGAGAATGGCGGGTTCATTACTGCGCAATCCGATACCTCACCACCGTGATAAAGAAAAAAGCTGTGATTAATCACACTGGCGTGCGAGTAGTTATGTCGCAATGCCTGACAAGATTCTGCTTGAATTTCCACAGCAGTAAATTCTAATGGCTGAATAAATTGCTCAAGCTGTCCACTTCCAGCAGCGCCATCAAAAACGGTTACATTCTCGCCACAATAATGCTTTATTTTGTCGGCTAAATAACGCCGAAGTGCCTCGCCTGTAATGTACTCTGCAAATTGATTGGCTTTCTTGCGATTGTTATGTTCAATAAAACTCATTCGCTATACTCCACGCCTAAATCTTCTAACCCAAAGTAACCGCAGGACTTGGTGCGATTCATAGTGCAATTTTCGTTTGCCATCGGGAATGGCAGTGGGTGGATTACATGACCGTTACAACGGAATCTATCCTCTGACCATTCGCCAACAAATGCGCTTACCGGTTCGCCGTCCCATAAATCCTCAAGCTCCGCCCCACATTTAGGGCATTTGTAATTACTTGCCATTGTAACCACCTACTTTCTTGACAAAATCAAGACTTACTGAGCGCTGTACAAAGTCTTGCGTTGCAGGGTCAAAAACAACAATCATCTGCCCCTTGCTGTTGCCCTTGATTTCCTGCTTTGTCACCGGGTGGATAAAGGCGATACGTCCACCGACAATATCAATTACCTCATTTGCCACGCCATGGATATGGTTTTGATACCACCGCGTAGATTTGTCGTTATTGAGTAACATCACGACTAAATGTCCGGCATCTCGTAATTCTTTCGCCCGGATTAAAAACGGCGTTACATCAGAGTACGGCGGATTCACATAAATTTTTAAATTTTCTTTTTCGCAACAATTTTGAAATCCACGCATAGAGCAAGTTAAAAAATCAAAATCGGAATCGATATATTCTTTACACAAAGCGTTTTCACTACTTGCGCACCCGTCAACATCAAACGCGCCATGCTTAATTTCAAGCCAGTTAAAAACATACTTCGGCGTTTGCCATGTGTTCTTATCAAATTTTTGTTCTTTCATGCTGCCTGTCCTTTTAGCGCAGCCTTGCAGTTGGCGATGTGTGCTAATGTTTTTTCTTGTGGGAGATTTACGATTTTTTGCTCTATCGCCACCGGAATTTCAGGAAATTCGTAACCGCTTTTAACTTTTTCCACAGCGTCTTTAAGTGCTTTAGGTGCCGCATTTAACAAATCTTCTTCTCGTTTGTTCCAGTATTTGTTGTAAATCGTTGATAGTAACCAATATTCCGCTTTTGAGCGGTATTTGAATTTGTGCTCGTCATACTTTGCGTAACCGCTAAAGGATTTTAGCCGAGCAATTAATTCCGCTTCATTCGGCAGGCCTAATGCGTGATAATCTTCGTCATGGCACCATGAGACGAACAATCCAACACTTGGCCAAAATTGGCTCTTTGATTCTTCCGCTTTGCTCAAACCTCTATTCAGCTGTGCGCGGGTGATTTTTTCTTTCGCCAATACGCGTAACCAAGTTTGTTTGGCGGAAAGAAAATCCGATTCGGTTTCAAATGAGTATTTCCACCCTGAAAAAATATTTTTAAGTTCTTGAAAAAGCCAGTTAATCGTAGCTTCGGCTCGTTGTGCGCGTTCCGGCGGTAACTGGTTTTGTTGATTCGGTGTTGCTAAAACTTCCATAACTGACCGTCCACTTCGACTTCTACCCCGGCAGACCAGCCGGATTGATCTTTACTGAATTTGGGTTTATTCGCCGGCATCTGCTCGGCAGACTGATTGTTCAAATCACGCCTGTACCATTCGGCTTTAAATCCTCGCCAACCGCGTTCGATTGCGTATGCAACAGATTCAGCAATTGGCATACCGAGCTTATCCGCCTCACGTTGAAACCCTTCCAGAGCTGTTTTGGTGATCGGTGCTTTACAGGCTTTGCGGTGAGTGATGAAGTCGTCAGCAAGTTGACCAACGATTCCAAATTCAGCAAGCAAGGCAAGCGAATTTTTTTGCGTAGTTTTTTTATTATTATGATCAGTAGTATTTTTATAATTAGTATTATTATTTGTCGGATTTATTTCCGAGTTATCTCGGATCTGTTTCCGAGTTATCTCGGATTTATTTCCGAGTTTATCGCCTACACTCGGATTTATTTCCGAGTTATCTCGGATCTGTTCCGGCTTAAATTCATTCCAAGATTTTCCCTTTTCGGTCAGCCTGATTAAGTCTTTATCACCGTGTTTGCCTTGTTTTAGGTAAATGATTAATCCTTTCTCATCAAGATCAGAAAAGTGACGATAAACCGTGTCGCTTGTCTTATAAAATAACGGCAATTCCTCAAGCACTTTATTGCGAGACACCCAGTAATAAACGACACCATCAACGATAATTTCTTCGGCCCACGAAGCTGCTTGATTAAGCAAATCAAACAAAGCTGCTTGATTAGCATTTAAGCCCCATTCAATGGCTTTTTGATTGTTTATGTAAGTGCTAAATCTCATCATGCCTCCAACCAATACTGAGCAACACGTTTTCCGCTTGGCACGGTAATCATTTTGCTGATGATGTTGTGACCACGTTTTTTAAGGTCGTAGATACGAGCGCCAAGACGTAAGCAGTTAAACCGCTTTTCTGCGTCTAAGTGCGTTAGTCTTTCGCCGTTTTTGAGTGCTTTTAGAATCTGTGCTGATTGTGTTTGACTTGTCGTCTCGTTTTGATTAATATTTTCCACGTTAATTTTTTCCTAAATTGCCACGGTTGCAGCCGTGGTTTTTTATTGCCGTTTATTTAACGAGATCACGCACTCGATTGAGTGTTGTGTCGCTGCTAAATGCTTGTTTAATAATTTGCGGATCACGTCTTCTTCATCGGTTGTGATTTCGCCATCGGCTAACGCTTTTTCTAATGCCTCAAACAATAATCCACGCGCGGACAGCTCACGCAGTTGTAAGGTTGAGATTTCTACTGAGTCCAATTCACCTGCGACTGGTGCCGGTACAAAACACCCACCAGCACTTCGGCAAAGCTCCTCGATAAAATCAGTGCATCCATACTCAAGTTGCAGTGCAATCAATTCTTCGTTTTTAAAGCGCTGTCCTTTCGTCTGATAAAGACGATTGTTTAACTCCGCCTCTGAAAATCCGAGAAACCCTGCAACCGCACTTTTGCCGCCCGGTATCTTCTCAATCATTTCCATAATGACTTTCTTCATTGCCATAATTTTTGCCTTGTTTTTATGGTTTTCTTTTGCGCCAATATGAGTAAATTAGTTGTCAGTTAAATTTGCTAAGGAATGTAAAATCTGCTTTTCAGTCACCTTGCCTTTTGTGGCCTTAACGATTCGCGGGATATACTTAGCGTTAATACCGCCACCATTAAGCCAAAAGCTGACAGAAACCTGAGAAACTCCACATTCTTGACTTAGCTTTACCTGAGAACCGCAAATTGAAATTGCTTTTTTGATTGCCTCGTTCTTCATAGTTCACCTTTAATTAAAATTCTTATATAGAATATAAGATACATTATAATTTGTAAAGGATTTCTTATTTGATTTTATATAAGTTTATTTATAGGATCGGGCGATTAAGGAGGGTTTTATGAATACACTTGCTGAAAGATTGCAGTTTGCAATGGATAAAATAGGTAAAAACCAAGTTGAATTAGCTGCATTAGCCGGAACATCACAAGTAACGATCAGTAATATTTTGAACGGAGTTACAAAAAGCCCTAGAAATGGCTTACAAATAGCCAAGGCTTTGAAAATTTCGCCGGAATGGCTCTTAAATGGCACAGGTGACATGGTACAGCCCCAAATAGAATCAAACGTAGCCGAAACAGGCTCATTTGACCTGTGGGACCGTAATACTCCGTTAAACGATGACGAGGTAGAAGTTCCGCTTTTCCAAGAAATCCGATTGGCTGCCGGAAATGGTTTTGCTGATGACATTATGGATTACAACAACTTCAAACTGCGCTTTTCGCGCGCCACATTAAGACGACAAGGCGTGCAGTATGAAAATGCGGTGTGTGTGGTGGCGGACGGTAATTCAATGGAACCGGTGATTCCAAACGGCGCGACTGTCGGCATCGATACCGGCAATAAGACTATTCGTGACGGCAGCATTTATGCCATTAACCACGGCGGGCTATTGCGGATTAAACTGCTCTACAATATGCCAAACAATCAAATAAAAATCCGTAGCTATAACTCTGACGAGTACGACGACGAAATAGCCAACTTCGATGAAGTATCTGTAATTGGCAAGGTATTTTGGTACTCGGTGTTGTTGTAGTGATTGCCCGAGACTTGAATAAAAAGTAATTTGTTATTATATCTATGGTACTATTTTTTAGTTGCAAAAATGGCTGGAATTGATAAACTTTTAAAACATCTTCTACAAGAGCCTCCTCCCACAAATTTTACATGGGAGGAGTTAGTTTCGTTATTGAGTTACTTTGGATTCCAAGAGAAAACAAATAGCGGATCTAGCAGGAAATTTGTTCACAAGGAAACAAATAATAAAATATTTCTACACAAACCGCACCCTCATAATTATTTAAAAATATACGCAATCAAACAAGTTATAGCCAAATTAGAAGATATGAACCTATTATGAAAAAGAGCAACGTACTAACCTATCGCGGGTATTGCGGAAGCATTGAATCTTCCGTAGAAGATAGAGTATTTTTCGGTAAAATCCTCTGTATTAATGATCTTGTAAATTATGAAGGTAGTAATTTCGATGAATTAGAAAATGCTTTCAAAGAGGCTGTTGATGATTATCTTGCTTTTTGCGAAGAGGAAGGAGTTGAGCCAGATAAGCCATTTTCAGGGAATTTTAATGTTAGAATTCCATCACAATTACACAGAGAAATCGCAATATTATCTTCATCCGAGGGTATGTCTCTAAATTCAATCGTACAAGAGGCTCTGGAGCATCATATAGCCGCAACAAAGAGACAAATACCATTATCATATCAATTCATGGAAAAAGAACTTAAGATGAATATAACAAAAATTTCCGTTGTTAATGCAAATGTTGATCTTCAAAGCGCGGTCCGCTCTGTAGTTAGTGATTCAACATACTACGAGACAAGGGGGGTTCATCAATGAAAACAGAGGAAAAATTGGTCTTCTTAAACTTTTTCATTAGGTCACTGAATCTAAAAATGAGAGAGGAACCGGAAAATAACCGTGAGGGGAGAGTTAAGGTAGATTTCGGACTAGGTGTAGCAAATCCAAAAATTATCGAACAGGCTTTGGGAGCGGTGGCATTGTTCCCTTTAAAATTTGATCTATCAGTTTCAGATGATGCAGATTTGGTTTGCGAATTTGTAATAGGCTTTGGAGTTATAGATAAGAATCTTGCTAATGAACAAAATATTAAAGAATTATTTAACAATGATAACGACTTTTTTATGCGGCATATAAACCGAACTGTAAACAAGATAATTGATAACGCTTTCCTATATACATCCCTCCAATTAGAGGAACCTATACCATTAAATAATATATATTATAAATAATAGCAAACAAACCCG